GTTCCCACGTACTCAAGTTAAGCGAGCAATCCTTGAAACAATTAAAGGAATGAACTTTCCTGTTCTCGCTAATGAAACATTTACATTTAATGGTAGTGATTTTTCTTATGTAATGCCAACTGCTTTAGTAAACATTACTGGAGTATCTTGGGAACTGCCCGACTCTTCAGGAGTCTGGGGTTTAATCAAGCGTTATAGACTAGATACTAACTATCTATATGAAAGCACAACCGCACAAGCTTTAATATTAAATGAAGCACCAATGCCTGGAGCAGCAGTTCGTGTTCAATACACAAAGTTCCCAACAACTATTACTGATAGCCAAGAGTTAACAGTAAGTGGTTTACCAGCATCATGTGAGGATGTAGTCCGCCTTGGTGCTATGTATCGACTGTTATCAACAGTCGATCCAGGTAAGGTAATTGCTACATCGGTATCTGCTGATGCTTTAGATCAACCTGTTTCAGCAGGTGCTTCTACAAATACAGCCAAGTATATATTCCAGCTTTATACCGTCCGCCTAGCGGAAGAGGTAGCAAAACAACAAGACAACTTCCTAAACACTATCCAGTACTCGAGGTAATAAATGCCATCACCGTCACGCTATTATAGTTCGAATGCTGCTAAGACAACTTTAGCAGATTCAATATCTTCTTCAGCAACCAGCTTAACGCTGTCTGCTGCTGCAAACTTGCCCTCACAATATCCATACACATTAATATTAGAAAAAGATACAGCCAATGAAGAAGTAATTGAGATCTCTGGTCTCATTGGTTCTTCTTATACAATTGGAACTCGTGGTGTAGATTCATCTGGTGCTAAGGCACATGCTGTTGGTGCTAACGTTGAACACGGTGTATCGGCTCGAGACTTTACAGAATCTAGATCACATGAGATAGCAACTACTTCCGCTCACGGTGTAACTGGAGACGTAGTTGGTACTGGTGGCGCACAAACACTTACTGGAACAAAGACTTTATCCGCAGCAATTATTACCGCTGCTGGTACTCTTAATATGGCTACATACCGTATTACAAATGTACCAACAACACCAACAAGTTCTACGGATGCAGTTAACCAAGCATACGTAACTAGCATTTCTGGATCTGCTGCTGCTGCAGCAACCAGCGCAACCTCTGCCTCAACCTCAGCTACATCTGCTGCAGCTTCTGCAACGGCTGCTGCTACTAGCGCAACTTCGGCAGCAACAAGCTTTTCATCTGCATCTACTCAAGCAACCAACGCAGCCACATCTGCTACATCCGCTGCAGCAAGTGTTACCGCAGCAGCAACTAGTGCAACTAGTGCTGCTACCTCTGCAAGTTCTGCAGCAACACAAGCAACCGCTGCAACTACAAGTGCTACAAGTGCTGCAACTAGTGCATCTTCTGCATTAACTTCTGCAACCTCTGCTGCTGCTAGTGCTACCGCTGCTGCAACAAGTGCAACCAGTGCATCAACATCTGCAAGCTCGGCATTAACATCTGCCACAAGTGCTGGTGCTTCTTATACTTCAGTTGCTGGTCAAGTTGCATCTGGTCTCATTAGAGATATGGGTGTTATTACAGATACTGATACAAGTACTGGTACATGGATATCTTTATCTTCACTTCAAACCAACACACAAACTTCTGCAACTTCAGCAGCAACTAGTGCAACTAGTGCTGCTACCTCTGCTACTAGTGCTGCATCGTCTGCAAGTACTGCGGTATCTTCTGCAGCGACAGCAGTTTCATCTGCAGCAACTGCGGTAAGTAGTGCAGCTACTGCGGTAACTAGTGCAGCAACAGCAGTAACTTCTGCTGGTCAAGCAGCAACTAGTGCCACCAATGCTGCTGCATCAGCAGCAACGGCAACCACATCTGCTGGTCAAGCTGCGACATCGGCTACTTCTGCAGCAACAAGTGCTTCTTCGGCTGCAACCTCAGTTGGATCTGCTTCTACTCATGCAAGCAATGCATTGACTAGTGCCAACTCTGCTGCAACTAGTGCATCGAGTGCATTGACATCACAAACATCAGCTGCTACTTCAGCATCTTCTGCTGCTACCTCTGCTACTTCAGCAGCGGGCAGTGCAACAACTGCTGCATCATACGTTCCTTCAATTACTGGTAATAGTGGTAAATACTTAACTACAGATGGAACATCTGGAACATCATGGGGAGTAGTTGATGCCCTGCCTTCACAGACTAGTAATGGTGGTAAATATTTAACAACTAATGGAACCTCAGCAACCTGGGGAACTATAACAACAGATCCAATACCAGACATCCTGATGATGATGGGAGCATAAGATGGCTGCATTCGCACTACAACTACGCCGAGGAACAACAACACAGCACTCGGCATTTACAGGCTTGGTTGGTGAAGTAACAATCGACACCGACAAAGACACCATCGTGGTTCACGATGGTTCAACAGTAGGGGGATTTCCCCTAGCTAAATCAACGGATACAAGTGGTCTTGATCCGTTTCTATTGATGGGAGCATAACAAATGGCATACAAAGTACTAGGTCGCAAGGCTGCTGCTGCCACAACTGCTGAAGAACTATACGCAACACCTTCGGGTTCAGCTGCTGTGGTGTCAACAATTGTTGTAGCAAATCGTTCCGCTGCTTCAAAATCATACCGCATTGCGGTTAAGCCAGCAACAGGAACAACATTAGCAAACGAACATTATCTTGCATACGACATCGCAATTGCAGCTAATGATTCAACTGCTTTAACTTTAGGAATTACTCTTGCATCAAGTAACGTTATCGTTACTTATGCATCTGCTGCTGATCTTACATTCACAGCATTTGGTTCTGAATTATCCGCTTAATCTAATCGTTAGGAATACCACCAATGTCAATATCACGCTTTAGTAAACAAACCATTCTTAATGGTTTTCCTAAACTAACAACATTCTGGGACCAAAGTACTACACTAACTTTTACCGCTAACTACCTTGTTGTCGCAGCTGGCGGTGGTGGTGGATATGGTGGTGGACTAGGTGGTGGTGGAGGTGCTGGTGGACTTTTATCTACGGTTGATAATACTGGTGGCGGTGGTTCTTTAGAAACTGCTTTAACTTTAAATAGTGGCACTACATACACAGTTACCGTTGGTAATGGTGGTAGTGGTGGAACTAATGCACTTACAAGTAATGCGGGACAAGGTGGTAGTTCATCTATAAGCGGAACTGGTATTTCTACTGTAACTGCTACTGGAGGCGGTGGTGGCGGAGGTTCAAATACTGGCGGCACTGCTGCCAATCTAATTGGTCAAAACGGTGGTTCATCAGGCGGTGGCGGTGAAAATGGTGGTGCAGTTGGTCAACCTGGCACAAGAACAGCATCTCCAATTCAAGGATTTACTGGTGGCGTAGGTAATTCATCACCGACTTACGGCGGTGGTGGCGGTGGTGGTGCTGGTGGTGCTGGTGCTAATGGCGTTGCAGCAGGTGCTGGTGTTGGCGGTGTAGGTGTTTCAGTATCTATTACTGGAACAGCAATTTATTATGCTGGCGGTGGTGGTGGTGCACCCTACTTACGAGCATCTGGAACTTGTGCTGGTGGTAATGGTGGCGGTGGAACTGGTGCTGATGCTAACTTTTCAGGCAATCCTGCTTCAACAGCAGGAGGAACTAACACAGGCGGTGGTGGTGGTGCTCGTACATCAGGCAATGGTGCAGCAGGTGGCAGCGGTGTAGTTGTTATTAGTGCTGGTCGTGTTGCTACTTCAACAACTGGCTCACCTTCAAATCCAAGCACAGGTATTTATATATTTAATGGAGATGGGAGCATAACTTTCTAATGGCTATTCGTAAATTTTCTACATCAACAATTAAATCAGGATCTAAGTCATCTAAGTTTTGGGATCAATCAACCACAATTATTATTACCGCTAACTACCTTGTAGTCGCAGGTGGTGGTAGTGGTGGTTCATCAAGAGCAGGCGGTGGTGGAGCAGGTGGACTTCGCTCATCAGTAACTGCAACAGGTGGCGGTGGAACTTTAGAATCTGCTTTTTCTGCTACCTCTGGCGTTACATACACAATTACCGTTGGTGGTGGTGCTGCAAGTGGGTCTGGGTCGGGTAATGGTAATGATGGTGTTAACTCATCTATTAGTGGAACAGGTTTAACAACCATAACATCTAATAAAGGTGGAGGTGGTGGAGGATCTTTAAATGATAATGCAAACAGCGGAACTTTTGGTTCTGGCGGTGGTACTAGTAATAATGGAACAGTAGGAAGTGGCACTAGCGGACAAGGGTTTGCAGGTGGTGTTGGTTACGGTGGAGCAAATTACGCTGCAGGTGGTGGCGGTGGTGCGGGTGCCGTTGGAACTGCTGGTACATCAGGAACAGTAGGTGGTGCTGGTGGTATAGGTGTTGCAACTTCTATCTCAGGTACTTCTACATATTACGCTGGTGGTGGTGGTGGCGGTGTTGTTAGTGGAAGTTCTTATACAGGAACTGCTGGTGGTGCTGGTGGTTCAGGTGGTGGTGGTGCAGGTACTCACAATTCTGTTAATGCTACTAATGGAACCCCAAATACTGGTGGCGGAGGTGGTGGTGGTGGCGTTGAAGTTAGTGGCGGAGGTGCAGGACTTGGAGGTAGCGGTGGCTCTGGCGTAGTTGTTATTAGTGCTGGTCAAGCTGCTGCAAGTACAACAGGTTCACCAAGTAATCCAAGTACTGGAATATATATATTTAATGGCGATGGTTCAATCACATTCTAAGGAGAAAATAAATGGCGCACTTTGCAAAACTAGATGAAAACAATAATGTACTTGCAGTACACGTTGTAGTCAATGATGTCATCACCATAGATGGTGTTGAGTCAGAGCAAGCTGGAATAGATTTTTTAACAGGTTTACACGGACACACATTATGGAAGCAGACTTCCTACAATGGAACTATCCGTAAGAACTATGCAGGTATTGGCTATACATACGACACAGGTCGTGATGCTTTTATTTCACCTAAGCCTTATGGTTCCTGGGTATTAGATGAAGCAACTTGCCACTATAAAGCACCAGTTACTTATCCAACTGATGGCAAGATTTATGGTTGGTTTGAACCAAACCAACAATGGATTGAAATAACAGAACCAATAAACTAAGGAGAAATAAATGGACAGATTAAAGTTAACAACAAAACAAAAGGCAATACTTAAGTCATACCTACGTGGTGTATTAGTTTCATTCTTAGGATTCTTAGCAAGCAATGAACTTGGATTAGATCCAATCGTATCTATTGCTGTTGCTGCTATTGCTGGTCCTGCAGCCAAGGCTTTGGACAAGACAGAATCCGAATACGGTATAGGTTCTAAAGAGTAATGACTACCAACGAATGGGCTGGTATCGCAGTAGCGGTAACCACAATAGTCGCCAGCTTTGCTGGCTCGGTTCGTTGGCTGGTTAAACACTACCTTAATGAACTTCGCCCGAATGGGGGCAGCTCAATAAAAGATTCTATTTCTAGATTAGAAATTAGAATTGACAGTTTATATGAACTAGTGGCTGGAAAGAGTAATGAATGAAACCTGTAGTCAAGAAAGCCACACCTGCTGCAGTTGCTGTGCTGCGCCAAGCGACGGCATTGTTTCCAAAGAGGAAGAAAGCAAGCGATGGTCTACTACCATCTGCTGCTCATCAAGTAGCCAGTCCTGATTCAGACCATAATACTGGTCTAGCAGTAGACCTAACCCATGATCCTATTGGTGGAGTAGATTGTAAAGATATTTACAATCGACTTAAAGAAGACACTAGGGTTTCTTATTTAATATTTGATAGTCGCATTTGGTCTGAACAAAAAGGCGATAGAAAATATACTGGCTCTAATAAACATATAAAACATTTACACATATCTATTAAAGATGAATGTGGTAATGACACATCACCATGGTTTAAATGGATGGAACAACCAAATAAGAAGTAGGAGATAAAGCGTGGCAACTACCAATAAATATCTTAAAGGTGATTTGCCTATTGCAATCAGCATCAATATTCCTACTGCGTTGGTTAGATACCAACGTGAGGATTTCGCTGCTAGTTATGCTATAGGTAATACTCCTTGGCTTTCTGCTGCTTCCGATAATAATAAAATTTCTAGAATTACTACGACATACCAGAAGGAACGTATTGACCAGAGCGCAACTGCTGGTGAGCAGTCGCTATCTAACTGGTGGTTAAGATCTGCAACCTCATGGCATCATGGTGCGGGCGAAAGATTTTATGATGCAGAATCCTCTGATCTATTTAGATTCTATGAATCAAACAACATAGATCCTTGGACTCTTGGCGAGATTTCGCTATTGCCAGCAACCACACAATTAAGTACAGCAGCAGCATCCTACCCAGCAACTGTATCAAGTGGTACATTTTTTATATCAGGTGGTAACGTAAAATTTTATAACGGCAGTACAACTACATCAACATCATTGGCTACATCTTCAACCGCACAGGTATTAACATCAGATGGAACCTTTGCAATTGTTGGAGCTAACGATGGTATATATCAAGTAAGCACAGCGTTGGCTGTAACTAAATTATATAGCAAGCCATCGGCAGTAACAACACAAACAGTTCAAGCAATTGCTTATGTTAAAGATCGTATTATTGCTACGGTTATGCATGACTCTGTTGATGTACATGTATATGAATTAGGTAGGAACCCAGCTTCTCCTCCTACTTTAATGGCAAGTGGTGCTGTTAGATACACATTTGCAAATACATCTTTAACTTTTAATTCAATTAGTGAACTACCTGGATCTATTATTGTTGGCTATACACAAGGTGCCGTATCGAGAATCCAATCTTATACAATGAATTCTACCTCAGCAGTAGCTGCAATTAACGACCCTGTCGTTATTGCAGAGTTACCTAGAGGTGAATCTTTAAATCAAGTTAGAGTTTATTTAAATGAGTTTGTTATTCTTGCTACGTCTAAAGGTGTTCGTGTAGGTACAGTTGGCACAGATGGTACATCATTTACATATGGACCTCTTAATGTTACTGGTAATGTATCTGACTTAGCCTTTGACCAGTCTTATGTATACGCAACTAGATCTGAAACCGTATCTGGATCTACTGGATTGTGGCGTATTAACCTAGGTCAAGCCGTAGGTAATGGCTATGCCTATGCATCTGATTTAGTTATTGATAGCAGTTCACCTAATGGTGTTTCTTTTATTGGTACAACAGGACAAAAGTTTATTACATCATCTACTGGCGTGTGGATTGAATCTGCCACAGTTAAAGCAGCATCTGGTTATTTACAATCTGGCTGGATTAGATGGGGTACTAGTGAAAGAAAACAACCAGTATCTTTATTGATTAACTCAGACGGAGATAGTGCTGGAACATTAGGATTTACTATTGAAGATCAAGATGACCAGCTTATAACTATTGGTTCTACCCCCCTTGGTACAAGCACTGAGATTACTTTAGCTGGCTATGTCCAACCATCAGATCACTTTGAAATTACATTTAACTTTACTAGAGATTCATCTGATACTACTAAGTCACCCTTATTAGAAGAGTGGCAGATACGTGCATTACCTGCACCACAAAGATCTAGAACATTAACTGTTCCATTACTTTGTTATGAAGAGGAGCGAGACCCTAATGGCAATACCAGAATCTCAATACCATGGGAACGGATTAGTTATCTGGAACGCATTGAACAAAATGGAGGAGCGGTACTCTACCAAGACTTTTCTAATGGAGAAGAAAGAATCTGTGTTATCCGTGCTATTCAATTTGAGCAAGTTGCACCTCCCACTTTTGCGAGTGGGTTCGGAGGAATAGTTACTATTCAGTTACAGACTATTGATACCGAACAAATTATTTCTTAATGGATACAAATAAATTATTGACACTTGTTGGACCAGATGAAAGAAGTGAGCTAGTTACGAAAGTTCGTATAGCTCTTAACGTTGCTGGCGATGATGTGCTTGATGCTCCCCTACAGGAAATGTTAAAAGGGTTGCAGCGTCGTATTGACATCCCAGCAGTCGGGTGCATCAATATAGCCACGCTAGATGCGCTCGCAGTTGCTCCACCTGAATGGTAGGGCTAAGAAGAGAGGGGGATCTTAATTGATCCCCCTCTTTTTTTGTTTCCTATTATCTTTCACGGCTCGCCTGAGCGAGCCTTTCCCACCCACCACCCTTTTACTTTATCAGATCTTTGGTATAAATGTGATTCGTGTCGCTACCAAAGAATGTCAGTTGGTTAGATTACTATGCGACTATGAACGAACTTCCTCCTCATAGATCTTATAGCCAGTTATCTACATGGCAGTCCTGCCCACAGAAATATTATCTTAGCAAGATAGCTATGGTTCCAGAGAAACCTGCGGTGTATCTTGCTGCTGGTTCGGCTGTCCACTCCATGCTGGAGTGGTTAAACCATGAGTTCTATAAGAAGCAACTTGGCAATTGACCAGCGTGGTATACCAAGCAATGAGTGTATCAACTGTGGCTCCGACATACAGGTCATCAGGGCAATCTTTAAAGATTATGAATTGGTCATGTGGTTTCTTGATTCCTTCTGCGCTAACTGCGGTTCTCCTATGACCGCCCCAACACCAGCCGATCACCCTGAGTACAAAGGAGAGACTGATGACTACCTTTGATTTGACACAGAAGTGGCTTGAGGTATTTAATGATGCCGTCAAGGAGACCGAAGACAAGACAGGTATTCCCTCGACAGAGTGGAAGACGGCTGGACGCAAGACCACCTTGCGCCCAGACGGAGAAGATCTATCGTTTTGGCAAAGCGATGGACTCAAGCAGGTAGAGGCGTATCAGAAATGGTATGAGTCTTCTGGTTGGCAAATTGCTACGATGCCAGATGGTCGTCCTGGAATTGAATGGGCAGCAGATGTTCACTTCGGGGGAACACCAGTTCGCTTTATTGTTGATGCGATCTACCAAGTAGGGGAAGACTTGGTAATCGTTGACTACAAGACAGGTTCTAGGACACCATTCGGTATGATTCAAGCAGGCTTATATGCTGCTGGTATTGAAAAAGCTTATGGCATTCGCCCCAAGTGGGGCGCATTCTTCATGACAAGATCAGGTTCGCTTGACGATCTAATAGATTTGTCGCACCTAACAATAGAATATTTTGATTATGTATTTGGCGCAATGAACCATTCGGTATTACAAGGATGGTTCCCACCATCCGTTGGCGACTCATGTCGCATGTGTTCATTCCAATCCCAATGCCCAGCCATGGGTAGTAAAAGTTTCCCATTGAAAATACCAACAACAAAGGGAAAGAAAGGATGAACATAGATGACTGAGTCTAAGTTCTCATACACAGGTAAGCTAAACAGTACTGACCTATTCACCGTCCGAGGTGACAGTGCTGCTGAGTTTGCTACTAACATGCAAGCTGCAGTTGAAGCAATCAAAGCAGCAACTGAACTACAGATCGCCCTTGGTGGTCGTGGTGGCATGACATCAATGGATAAATCAATGCAAGTACTAACTGCTAGTGGATTAAATCCAACTGTAGTTGCTGCTGGTATTGAAGTAATCAAAGATAGATACGACAATGAATGGACATATGGACATCCAGATGCACCTGATCTACCAGACGGTAGAGGTAAGTACGCTAAGAAGAAGGGCGTATCCAAAGCAGGTAAGGCATATGTAGGTTGGTTTGATCCAGTAAAAGGACCAAAGCCATTCACAGTAGGCGCAGTAGAAGCCGAAACAATCTGGACTAAGTAATCCATGCGTACCTTATTGCAAGTAGTAGGGGTCGAATCTCCAGTAGGGCATGCCCTTCCTGAGATTCTTCCTCAACTCACCAGCAATCAAGTTGTATTCCGTCAGGCACAATTACACTTGGTTGCAGCGCAACCAGGTGGTGGTAAAACCATGCTTGCTTTATGGTACGCAATTACATCTAAGACTCCAGCATTATATTTTTCAGCAGACTCTGATTCAAGAACGATAGCCCTTCGTGCTGGTGCAATCCTAATGAATAAATCAGTAACTGATATGGAGAAGATGATGGACTCTGATGCATCTGTCTTATTGGAAGATGCACTGGCTGATGGTGCTTCACATGTTCGTTTTAGTTTTGACCCCTCTCCTTCTTTACAAGATATTGAAGAAGAGATTGAAGCTTGGATTGAACTGCACGGTGCTCCACCATCAGCAATCTATATAGATAACTTAATGAATGTTGCTGCAGTTAGCGACAATGAATGGACAGCATTGCGTGATGCAATGTCTGCGTTCCACTACATGGCTAGAGAATATGAATCAGCGTTCATAGTGCTACACCATGTATCTGAAAATGAGAAGATGTCTAAGCCTAACTACCCAGCCCCACGTAAAGCTTTAATGGGTAAGGTCTCCGCCTTACCTGAACTGGTACTGAGTGTAGCGTTAGATGCTATAGCCAATGCATACAGAGTTGCTGTTGTAAAGAATCGCCATGGTAAGGCAGATCCAACGGCAGAAAATTATATAACTTTATCTGTTGAACCAAGTCATATGAGTTTATATAACTCTCCCACAGAATTAAACAGGGCAAGGACTTTGCAACAATGGAAGTAGAACTAACTGAAGATGAGATTATAGATTCACTTAGGTTTATCCACAGGGTGAGGATAAACAAGAAGGAGTTTGATGTTACGGATCGTAAGTTTGATAAAAATAATTCCTCGTATTCCGTTAATCTTATGGGTAGGCTGGGTGAGGTGGCATGTTCTAGGGTCCTTGGGTTACCGACGGATAACTCGATTGCGCCTAGCGGTGATAACGGACACGACCTTAAATCAATACTGGGTAAAACTGTACAGGTTAAGACGTCAACACTATCGCAATTAATATTTAATGCACCAGAATTATTTATATCCGATGTGGCTGTACTTGTAAAATTTTTTGGGGATAAACAACTTCCACATGTGGATAGTTTGTTTGATGTAATTGGTTGGACAACACGAGAAAATTTCCTTGCTAATCATTACCTACATGACTACGGTTATGGCACTCGGTTAGTAATGGATGCTAACCAACTACAACCGATAGAGGTACTCATCAATGAAATATCCAGACTTCACTAGTGCAACTTGCAGAGGAATTGGTTTAGATTTTTTCTTTCAAGAACACAACAATGCTACAAGTAGTGAAGAACGGAAAGCTAAATCAATATGTAAGGAGTGTCCAGTAATGCAAGCTTGTTTAGAATGGGGTCTTGCCCATGAGTCACATGGTATATGGGGTGGCGCATCTCCTAGAGAAAGAATGCGATTGAGAAAAATACTTGGTATAGAAGTTAAACAAATATTGGTGAGTCATTATGTCAACACCAAGTAAACGCAAAGGCTCACAGTATGAGCGTGATGTATCCAAGTGGTTAGTTGCTAATGGTTTCCCTTGTGCTGAGCGGGCGTATGGTGCAGGTAGGCACGACGACGTCGGCGATATTGATGGCATAGATGGTGTTGTAGTAGAATGTAAGAATGAAAAGAAGATAGATTTGTCTGGGTATATGAAAGAGTTAGACAATGAAATGACTCATGCAGATGCCGAGACTGGAGTGGTACTAGTAAAGAAACGTGGCACAACAAATGTCTCAGAGTCGTATGCAGTAATGCCTGCGCAACTCTGGGTCGATCTGCTTAAACAGGCAGGTTACAATGGACATAGATAACAAGGTGACAGTTAGTTATCAACTGAAAAGAGGTAACTATGCGGTTGATCGCAATGACCGTAGCAACGGTGATGTTGATGGTGATATCACCAGCAAAAGCTTACTCTCCGCTTATGACCTTGGAGAAGCGTATCGCTACGCTGGACAAGGAAGAGGCGTTGGAGTTGGCTATAACTACAGTAACGACAGACAAAGAAGAAGCTGCTTGTGCGAAGAAGATTGCGTACAAGGAGAGCCGTTACAACATCGACTCGTACAACAAATCGAGTGGAGCACGTGGAGTTTGGCAGTTACTCTGGGCAAAACCAGGGTGGTCAATACTCAAACAAACATCAGAAGCACACAAGTATGTGCTTCATCGTTACGGAACTTGGTGCAAGGCGTTCGAGTTCCATCAAGAAAGGAATTGGTATTAAATGAATCAACCTGAATTTCTTGAAGCAGTCTTTAATCATTATGATTTAACCTTGCCACAGGGAGAGAAGTCTATTCTCTGTCCTGTGCATGATGATTCTCGTAAGTCTGCTTCAGTTAATTCAGACAAGGGTGTCTGGGTATGTTATGCATGTAACAGTAGTGGTTCTGGTATTCACATAATCATGGCTCGTGAGAAGCTAACATACTCAGAGGCTCGTAAGTGGGCAGAAAAAAATATAGGATCCGAAAAGAGTAAAGAGTTTGCCACGCCTATGCGTGGCAGAAGACGAACCAATGGTCGGTGGATACCACCAAGATTGCGGAAGTAATGACAACCATCATTGGTATACAAAAGAATGATTACTGCGTTATCGCAGCCGACTCTCGTACAACTACAGAGAAGGGCAGACCATACTCTCATCCTATTATTACAAAGATTACTAAGCGTGGTAAGTATATAATTGCAGGAGCTGGCACAACCATGCCATGCGATACCATCCAACATATCTGGAAACCACCAGCACTACCACCTTCAGTTAAAGATCCATATCATTTTATGATTACAGATATAGTTCCTAGTATGCGTGAGTGTTTGAAAGACAATGGTTGGGTTGCGGATGATAAGTCAGATGACTATGAATTTTTATTTTTAATTGCAGTTAACGGAACTATCTATGAAATAGATGATACCTTCTCGGTATTCTTACGTGATGATGGTGTGTATGGAATAGGATCAGGATCTTCTTATGCAGTAGGTGCGTTACAACAAGGCGCAACTTGGCGTAAGGCGTTGCAGATAGCAGCGAGGAATGATGTGTATACTGCACCTCCATTCTTAATGCACAGACAGGAGAAGAGGTAGTGGGAAGACTTAGTTTATATGTAGGGTTTAATCGTATTTATTGTTGGGGTCTTGGTATTACTTACCACACTATGACTTCAGTATATGAAGATTTAGATTCACTTGATCTGGTTGAGTATATAGATGCCAGAGTAATGCGTTTTGATTTCTTAATATTTTATATTAACTTTACCTCATGGGCGAAGCAGGAGTGGGATGAGAGTTAATCCAAAGCTAATTGAACTATGGACTAGATCAGCCAAGCAATACCACGATAGCCTTGCTGGCTCACCAGCAGAGGCTTACTTAAAAGAGCGTGGGATTCTTGATGGTGCTAGTCGTTTCATGCTTGGATATGTAGCAGAGGTAGCACCTGGGCATGAGGATAGAATCAAGAATCATTTATCTATTCCATATATAACTGAGGCTGGGGTAGTTGGATTCAAGTTCCGTCGTATTGATGGAGGAGATCCCAAGTACATGATACCTACTGGTCAGAAGCACCACCTATATAATGTTGATGCAATACTCAACGCAATTAATAAAGTTCTAATAGTAGAAGGAGAAATAGATGCAATCAGTGCAACACTTATTGGTCATCCTGCTGTCGCTGTTGCAGGAGTTAATGCTTGGAAGCCTCACTTTGCTCGTTGCTTTGATGGTATAGGTACAGTAATAATCTGTACTGATAACGATGCCAAAGAAGATGGGTCAAATCCTGGGCAGGAATTAGCTAGAAGATTACAAGATGCAATACCTCAAGCTGTGCGTGTGTCGCTACCGCCTGACAGCGATGTTAATAGTATAATTTGCAGACAAGGAGCACAAGTATTGACTGACTTAGTCAATGCAATTAACTAGAAAGGTGCTCTGTTGGCGACTGATAAATCTGACCAGTTAATCCTTGAGTTTGAAGAGGATGCTCAGAAAATATATGATGAGTTACTGGCTATACTTATAAAGAAACAAATAGATTATGGTCCATTCAATATCTGGAATGCACCTGGTGGTGCAACCAATGGGTTAATGGTTCGTATGTCAGACAAGCTTGAACGATTAAAGAATCTGATATATAAAAATATTAAACCTAACAACGAATCATTAGAAGATTCGTTCGTTGATATTGCAAACTACGCAATCATTGCATTGATGGTGCAGCGTGGGGTATGGGCTAAGCATGCCAAGAAATCGGAATAAGACTTACGAAGAGCAACGGATCTCAAGGATCCGCTCTTATGGAATAAGTGTCGATGATTATAATCGTATGCTTGAAGAACAAGACGGCGGATGTTATATCTGTGGAAAGTCATATACGAATCGTGCTCTTGATATTGATCATGACCACACTACTGGCAAGGTACGAGGTCTCTTGTGCTCGCCTCACAATAGAGTATTAGGTCTACTCAACGACGATCCAGAGTTGCTGTTACTAGCCCACGCATATTTAATTAAACAACATGACTGAGTTAAACCGTGATCATCCTATATGGGATGAAGTTAATGAGATTAATATATCAATAGCTTGGGGTTTGTCCAAGCGTTACCATAGATTTGTAGAACTTGCAGACATAAGACAAGCAATGAATGAGTACGCATGGAAACGTAGAGATAAAGTTGCACAGTATTTAATTCGTGAAGACCCTATTGAAATCAAGCAGGGATACAAAGCATTCAGTACGTTCATGCGTAGGGCTGGCGAGCGGTACGCTCGCAAAGAGAAGGCTCGCACTCTTGGTTATGAACTAGGTGATGAGTACTTCTATCGTCTAGATCTAATTGAGAATCTAATTAAAGTTGCTGGTACTGACGAATCATACTTGGCTAACCAAGTCTTCGATCCAGATGTACATGGGGTCAAGGCTAAGAAGCCAGCTAATGAAGGCAACAATCTGGCAGCAATGATTGCTGATGTGGATAGAGCAATGAAGAAACTAGATCCCAGAATGCAAGGCATACTGACATCTAGATTTGTAAACGACATGCCACTTGTGGACATAGCCGAGGCTTGGGATATCTCACCTCAGCGTGTAGAACAATTGGTTATAAAAGGAATAAAAGACATAGCAGACAAACTCGGAGGGGTAACACCATACTAATGAAAAAGAAACCATTTTGGAAAACAACTAATCCAAAGAAGACATCAACACCACTAACACCTGAACAAAAATCTGAGGCACGTGCTCGTGCTAAGGCAGCAGGTAGACCGTATCCAAACCTAGTAGACAACGCAGCAGCAGCGAGAAAAAAGAAAAAGAAATAATGCCTCAGTACGATTTCAAATGTGATGTCTGTGAAGACAGCACAGTAGAGATGCACCTATCATTTGATTTAACTGAGCGACCCAACTGTGATCGTTGTGGAAATGCAATGACCAAAGTATTCACACCACCAGCAGTTCACTTTAAAGGTGGAGGATGGGGTGGTGACCATGTCAAAAGTTAAGTCAGTTAAAGATAGGATCATGGTTACTTGGTGTGACAATGGAACTACTGATGGAAAGTTTACTCAAGGACTTGTGTATACAATTCTAACTAGTGGTGTACCTATTGTCTCAGCTCAGCGTGTACAAGGTAACCAGATAGGTAGACAAAGAGAGACTGCATTTAATACTTGGCATAAGAAGACAGACATTGAATGGATCTTGTGGGTAGATTCAGATATTGTTCTTACGAACGAGGCTGTGCAAAAGTTATGGGCTTTGGCTGATGCCAAAGATAAACCAGTTGTTAGTGGCACATACTTCATATCTAAACAGAACGAGCAGGCACTCATGGAACCATACCCTGCGCTGTTTATAGCCCATCCATCAGATAAATATATGATGTCTTATGTTCACCCAATGGAGGAGAATGTTGTAGTGAAGGTTGATTATGCTGGCTTTGGATTCCTTCTGATGCACAGGTCAGCAGCTGATACGATACGAAATTTTCATGGTGACAAACCATTGTTCATGGAAACTTCTACTGGTCAAGAAGGTTTAAATGGTAGAGATCAATTCATTGGTGAAGACATTCAATTTTTCATGGCAATGAAGGAGGCTGGTGTTCCACTCTATGCTCATACTGGAGCAACAGTTCAACACATGAAACGATTTGCATTTGATATAGAGTTCTATAAATTATATTGGGTTACGCACATGGTCGCAGGCGAGAAAGAAAAAAAGGCGGAGGCATGACGCCCCCGCCTTTAATTTATTTCTTGGATACAGTAGAGAAGAACTCTCTACTCTTTGCATCTAGATTCTTTAAGGTCTGATACATCTCCGTCTTACCTCGTTCGTAACCATAATGGTTACCAATCCAGTATGCAGTTATACCTGCAAGGATTTGCATCAGTAATGTGAATCCATTGTAAAACATTATTGTGCTCCTATTCTTTTGAGTAGGTCGTCTGGATTTTCCAGACGAACTATTGTTCCCTTACCACCTGTATCAGGTGATGAAAGATTAGGGAAGAACTTCTCCGCTTGTAAGCGGGTGTTGAACTCACCCCATGCTTGTACTGGAACCCAGTCTGCCAACTTTGCTACGACAATAAACGATTCTCTCTTGGTTCTAGATTTATCTAGAGCCTCAATGATTTCAATCGCTAGTGCCGTAGCATCTTCGGAGTTATCTGCGTCTGGATCTAGTAGCTTCGCTACTAGTTTTATTTCAGTTGGGCGTGGCTTACTCAAGAGTAAACCTTTATACATTGCACAACCTGTTGATGTTGCAGTAGTTCTTCTTGTGCTTTGTCTTCCGTCTTCGCTTCTATTACTGCATTGCAGTATGGACAGAAGATTGCATTCCATACTTCATGTATCATGATTACTCCTTTGCTACTTTGTGTTCATTGGTGATGATCTCGCACTCATCAGGTGTGGCTTCGGAGAAGTAGTAGAGGTGAGCACCAGCAATGAACAAGACTTCTTGTTCGGTGTCACCACTACCCATAGTGTCGTGATACGGACAGTACCACGACCACCCAGCCAACTGTTTAACCTGCAAACTAGGTGGTCTAGTCTGCAGGATATCTTTACTTATTAACTTACCCATTTGTATTCTCCTCTGGAGATAGAACTACAATGTCAACCATTGCTTCCTCTGCCTCCTTGTGTACGTCTGACTCTATAAGTTCGGGCTCATCTTTTTCTCCTGCATAAATATGCAGGTAATCAAGAGCCTTGATTATGTAGTTAGCCATGCGAATAGATATCTTTGGTGCTGCAAAAGGAGTTGGGTTATCCAACTCCTTTGCATACTTTTGTAATGGATTATCCATTAGACTCCTTTCGTCAGTAGTTCAAGAGCTTTGCTCTTGATGCGGTCAGCAGAACCAGTAACGATACGCTCTGCTCGTACTGACTCAGCCTTGTGACTGTAGTGATCTGCATACTCCACGATAGATTGGAACGCACCGAACCTAGTTCCGTATAGTTCCTCTTGTGTACCAGTATCACCACGATAGATTGCTTTAGCAGTAGCCCTTGCCACCGTTGCTGAATTGAACTGACGCTTCTGCCCTGCACTTAACAATGCATAAGGTGAGTTCTCAATGATGCTGGGGATCGACCACATCTTACTAAAGATATTGTCTACCTCTTCATCTGTTAACTTCTCGTTGATAAGTTTGTTACCGATAAGTTCATAGAACTTAATACCCTCATAGGTAACAGGGATGATGCGCTTGATATCCTCAATGCGGAACTTAGCATTGGTTGTGTGCTTGAGTGTGTATGTTCCAGCCTTAGCAAAGATACCTGCTATCTGATTGGTACAACGCAAGCGTTGGATTGATGGTGATATTTGTAGTGCAGTTGAACCATCGTGTGATGTCCTTGCTACAAGGTAGCAAGAGTGAGGGTCGTTGGCTATCTTAACTTCGTTAGGTAGCTCGAGCACCATGTATACCTGCGCTCCACCCCTTACCTCACCAGCATATGCATATCTTGCATCGCCTGAATCAACCAGTGCATCCAGACCTGAGAACATCTCCTCATTCTGGAACACCTTGTATCTACCACCGACAGTACCTAGTACTGACTGTGTTGCATCCTTATTGGTACGGATTGTTGCGAATGTTGATGGCACTTCGAGGGTGTTAACACCATCATTCGTTACGGCTAACGCTTGTACGTCAGCCAGTTGTACATGCCAGTCGAGACCAGCCTGTTGTGCTGCATCCTTTGCGGATGTAGCGGTTACTGCCTCGCCAATAATGCGGTATGCACTACGGCGACGAGGGTTGGATATTACTGTACTCATTTATTTCTCCTATTCGTTTGGTTGTGGGGTGATTATCTCACACACGTTTGTTGAAGTCAACAACTGCATCTGAGAGTGTATCGAAGTAGTGACCTTGAAGGGTCGAGATACCTTCGCTATTTACATACGCTTTCCATGTTACATATGGGTCAGCTTTGCGTATGCTTGGTACTTGCTCTTGCTTATCCAGTACCCAAAGGCACAGGACAACATGAGCATCATCATTTAGTGCTGGCTTATGGTCGATGATAACTGCCCCATTGGGGCAGATACCACCTACAGATACGGATGACCTCATACTCTGGTCACACTTTGTATACTCACTCGCTCAATGAACACATCACTCTGCTCCACATCATCATTCTGTAATGAGAATGGTGCATCATCGGTGAACCATAGGTTCTTTACTTCTTCCTTTGCATTATCCTCACTCTCAGCAGTAATGGTGAATGTGGCATCCACATACAGGCTTACCTTAACTTCGTACGTATGTTCGAAGGTAAGGGGTGTTCCCCATATGTCTGTGATCACCTCATTCACATACTCAAGTGGGATTTCATCAGTAAGTTCACAATTATTAGCGGCTATGTAGTCGTTAATACGTGTGACTAGGTCACGCACTTTAGTGCGTTGTGTATAGACAGTCTCGGTGAGTGTGCCTATCTTAGTATTCAATGAAGCAATCTCTGATTGCGATTCATTGGCTGGTGTTCCGTCTATCATGGTCATACTCTTGCACCTACCTTTCGTAGTCGTTCATCTATAGTCATGGCTGTTGTGTCATAACTGTTTGCACCTTCTCCATCTGCGCCTTCCAACCACAGAATTACATTCTTGTGCCTGATGGTCGAGCCATCACCGTACAAGCTCATGAGTAAGGCACCTGCTGCGTAGTCGTACACCTCAGCAATTACCTCACCACTTGGATCGCATACTTTTACTTTCATTCGCTTGCCCCCTTGTCTATCAATACATAAGGTCGCACAGTTGCTCCCCATGTTTTCGTTCCTTGCTCTCGCATTATTCCTTGCCTGTTCCTTGCTTGAACCCGAAGGTCCATTGCTTTCTGCATTAACCCATGAGCCATGTCTTCGGCTTGGTTAGCCAAGTCCAGTAACTCACTAGGTTCTTTATCGTCATACATATTTTCCCCTTTCGGTCGGTGTTGAACCCTTATCTAAACAGATCTTCGATCTGTTATCAATGAAAGACAGGTGCGCCCCATGTCTCGAGCATGCTATCGCTTGTGTCCTTGTCATTAAGCAGGGCATCAGCCAGACTACATACTTCTTCTGGAAAATCTATCCAGTTTTGTGCGTCGTATGTTAACTCCTCACCTTTAGGTGTGAGTATTCGTGCATCTATGTCTACGACTTGGGCTGTGCCATCATCGTATTCTTCTAACTCACCCCATAAGTGGATGCCCCACTCTCGATTAGCAACTGTTATCCAGTTGTATTGTGTTATGTCAGTCATTGTCTATCTCCTTTACTAGTTGGTTATCCTTCAGGTACTGAAGGACTAGTTCATCTATGGTTTCATAGTCCAATCCGTAGAAGTGGTCGCCCATATCTACGAACCAATTGTCCTTGACCATTTGGTCAAAGGCTTCTTCACGAGTGGATGCTAGGACTAGTTCGTGAAGTTCAGGTCGCTTGTATATATCCTCAAGCGTTTGCCATATGGCAAGGTCTTGCATGCCCAACCTGCGATAGTGGCTGGTGTAATTAGATAGCGTTGTTTCTACTTGCGTGATCATGAATGATGCTTCCATTTGTTACCTCATTTCTTGGTTGAACTGAATCGGATATCGGCTTTGCCGTATACACATAGCCCGCAGCTGACGCAGGCTGAC